AACGATGAAGAGCTTATAGCTTTACTTGAAGCAACATTCCCGGGTGTAACAAAGAAAAGAGCTAAGAAAGCCCTCAAGGAATTACGCAAGAACGGAGAAGCGGAGCTACCAATCGTTCGTAGACAGATTGATGCTCCCGAGGTCAAGACCCTTGCTCCCGATGGTGACTTTTTCTTCCCTCCTTATGTTACGGACCCACAGCGTGCACCGTACTGCTTTTGGAGAACTTACTACACAGCTCAAGAGCTTGAGAACAAAGTAATGACCGACGGATGGGACGAGGACTTTGTTGATTACATAATTGAGCACTACAGAGGTGTAAGCGTGGACTCAATCGAACGCGAGCAAGAAGGACGTAGGAGCACATCATTGACTGACAACGCTTATGAAGCCAATGAGTTAATTGAAATAGTTTACGGATACCAACGCTTGATTGACCAAGAGGACGGATCCGAAGGGATTTACTGCACAGTCTTCCACAAACAGTTTGATGGAAACGAGCAAGCCCCGGGATATGCTAAGTTTGAACTCCTTAACGGATACGAGGACTACCCAGTGGTTGTTAGTAAACTTTCTGAAGATAGCAAGAGGTTGTACGACACTCAAACTATTCCAGACATTCTTCGCGGGATTCAGAATCAAGTCAAGGTTGAGCGGGATTCACGTATAGATAGAAACAGCCTAGCTACACTACCTCCGATTCTTCACCCAGTTGGTCAAGCACCAACAGATTGGGGACCGGGAAGAATGATACCTTACCGCAGAAAGGGAGACTTGGACTTCGCTCCAACGCCACCATCACCAGTTGGTTCCATAGAGATCGAGAAGACTATGGAAGCCCAAGCGGACAGACTCTGTGGGTTGGATGAAACAAGTCAAATATCACAAGTGCGTAAACAATTCTTGGTCGACAAGTTCTTACAGCACAACGCTGAGGTTTTACAGATGTGTTATAAATGTTTTCAGAGGTTTGGACCGGACTCAGTTTTCTTTAGAGTAACCGGATCGCCGGACCCCGTAAATTTCGATAAGGGTGACCCCGACGAAAATTACGATATAATCATTTCATATGATGTCCTCAATTCGGATCCAGAAACTCAAGAACAAAAGCTACAGCAGCTCATTGCCCTTACTCAGTTGGATAGGAGTGGTCGTATTGATATCAACTCTCTTCTTGATGCAGCTGCTAATAGTATCGATCCGGTCCTTGCTGATCGTATTCTACAGCCTACAGAGGCTGCTCAAGAACAAGTTGTACGTAAAGTAACTGATGACCTCGCTAAGATATTTGCGGGTATCGAGATGCCAGCAAGTCCTAACGGTGCTCAAGTGGCTATGCAAGTTATTCAGCAGTACACTTCTCAGCCAGATGTTGCTGCTAGGGTGCAGTCCGACGAAGCCTTCAGAGCTCGTCTCGAGAAGTACGCTGGTCAGTACACCTTCCAAATGCAACAAGCACAGAACGCTCAGATTGGTCGAGTTGGGACACAACCAGCCCAAATGGGAGACATCCAAACACAAGGAATATAGTATGGCTAATATGACTAGAAGTCAGTTCGCTGATATGAGAGCATCTCAGCTTTCATTACCACAGCTAGTAGCTAAGACCATTGGCTTAAATGAAGGGATTCGTAAAGATGTTTACAAAGATACTAAAGGTAATAAAACTATCGGAGTGGGTTTTAATCTAGAAGATACTAGTAATCAAGTAGCTCTTGATGCCTTGGGACTAAACAGAGATGAGTTAAAAGCCGGTACTAGGTCATTGACTGACCGAGAAGTAAATGAGCTCTACAAGTACTCATCTATGCGAGCAGTTAAGGACGCTATAGCGTTTGACCCAAACTTGCAGTCCAGACCAGCTAATGTTCAAACAGCTATCATTGATATGTCCTTCAACCTAGGTTTAAATAAACTGAAAAAGTTTGAAAAGATGAAGGAAGCACTTGATGCAAATGATTACAATAAAGCTGCGGACGAAATGAAAGATTCGTTATGGTTCAAACAAGTAAAAGACCGAGGACCTCGTATGGTTAAGATTATGCGTACCGGTTTTACTAATTAATTTATGACACTAGAAGAAGACCTACAAGCTTTAGGACAGCACGAGCACTTTGCTCGGTTCCTAAATACCATAAGCGACCTCAGAGAGGAATCAATAGAGGACTTGCATAAAGCAAGCAACGAAGAGATACAACAAATCTCGGGTCGAATACTGACATACGACCAAATACTTCAGATGTGTGACTGGCGAAACCTACAAGTACGATACGCTGATAGACTTTAATTATATGCTATTGATGTATAGTATATAATATAACCATCGACTACGCTCGTCGTAAACAAGCGGAAACATTATGTCAAACGAAATCACAGTGGGAGACGCTGAACCCACAACAGAAACAGCAGCGGAACAGTCAAATATGTCAGTGACGGATTTTATTAACCGTCGCTTAGGCCAAGCAGAGGAGAAAGCTCCACAAGCGGAAGCCAATGTTGAAGCAACAGACGAAGTAGTGGAAGAAGCCGAGGTTGAGAGCAATACGGAAGAAACCAACGAAGAAGTTGTTGCTGAACAATCAGAGGGAACAGAGGAGCAATCCGAAGTATCCGACGATGTTCTTTCACAGTTAGATCTAGATGAGATGTCCGAAGATGACCTCAAGGAACTATCCGAAAAGCTAGGCAGTAGAGCAGTAGCTCGATTTGGGGAACTTACAGCAAAGCGTAAAGCAGCTGAAGAGAAACTCAAAGCGATGGAAGCTCAACTCCAAACAAAGAATCCATTAGAGACTCAACAAGTAGCTAACAACCCATATGAATCAGTAGATTCATTAGAGGGTTTGCAAGAAAAAGCTCAAGAAGTAACAGAAGTAATAGAGTGGGCTGAGGAAATGTTGTTCAACGCAGACGGGTACGGACCGGAGGATGTCGTAACAGAAGTAGAAGGAAAAGAGCTTACCAAAGCTGATGTGCGTAAAAGCCTATTGAACGCACGCAAGGCTAGGGATAAATTCTTACCGGCTCAACTGAAAACACTCCAAACAGTAGCACAATCAAAACAGCTTAAAGAAGCCTTTGATACACATGCTACACAAGAATTGGATTGGTTACAAGGAGAGGATAACGACACTCGTAAGAACTATGAAGCTATGGTCGGTGATTCCCGATTCCAAAAACTATTAGATAAAGCAGACCCAGAAATAGGAGCACAGCTCAACTATATTATGGCTCACGCCGCTAACAGTATATACGGACGGAAAACCATCAAAAATAGCCCAACCTCTACGAAGTTAAGTCCACCTAAAACAGCAGTAAGTGCTGCATCAACATCAGAGAAAACTGTGGGAAAGTCTGCTAAAGCACTTAAAAGCTTTAACCAACAATTTAGACAGTCTGGCAACAAGAGTGATTTCATAGCTCTCAGAACTCTACAATTAAAAAACAAACAATCCTAATTATAATATACGATGTCATTCTCAAATACATTCGATACAACTAATCCGGGATCTGGTGTTTCCAACAGAGAAGACTTGACTGATGTTTTGTCAATTCTTGCTCCCGAAGAAACTCCGATCCTTTCATCTGCTTCTAAGCAGAAAGCTAGCTCAACATTTGTTGAGTGGACTGTCGACAGCCTAAGTGCACCATCAACTGCTGGTGTTGCTGAAGGAGCTGACGTACAAGCCTTCACTGACAAATTCTCTGGACGTGCTCGTCTAGGTAACTACACACAAAAATTCCGTCGGGACTATATGGTATCAGACCTCCAAGAGGCTGTTGATTCAGTAGGTCCAGCTAAGATCGCCCAAGCAGAAGCTAAAGCAATCCGTGAAATCAAACGCGACATTGAAGCTACCCTCGCTGGTACTCAAGACCGTGCTGTTGAAAACGGTGCTGGTACATCTTACGGTTTACGTGGTCTAGGTGACTGGATTGATTCCGCTGGTCCAGCTGATGTTCCAGCTGCATTCCGTACTCCAGCTGCTTCAATCAATGCTACTGGTACTGCATTCACAGAAACTGTTCTTAACACAATGATCTCTTCGATCTATCGTGAAACCGGAACTGTGAACGACCTTATGCTTGTTGCTGACACAGCTCTTCGTAACGAAATCTCTGACTTCGCTCGTAGTGGTAATTCAAATGACGTTCGTTCAATGAACTACAACGGTAATGAATCAGCTATCAAACTATCTGTTGACTTATATCAATCAGATCACGGTATTGTTTCAGTAGTAAACGGTAACCCGGATTGTATGCCAGCAGTAACTGGTGGTATAGCAAACGGTGCTGGATACTTAGTTAACCCAGAATACTACGGTGTTCACGAGTTAATTCCATTAGGTTCAACTCGTCTCCCTAATATGGGTGGTGGTGAGCGTGGATATGTTGATGCTTCCTTAACTCTAGGTGTATACCACCCCGGAGCACACGGTTATATTCAAGCAATCTCTTAACAATTAACCAAGGAGAAATATAACATTATGTCAAAATTAACTGTAAACGAATCAGCGGGAGATTTTACTCACGTTCTTACATTATCAGCAGCGGACATCGTTGCAGCATCTACTAACCAAACTATCTGGGGTTCTATCCCAGCTGGTGGTGCAGTTGACGTTGCTTTCGCTGTTGAATCAGTAGCTCTTGTTGGAGCTAGTGACATCACACTAGAAGTTGGAACCGGAACTGACGATGATACTCTTATCGACAGCTTCGACATCGACGCTAATGCTGGTGCAACTGTGTACAACACTGGAACAGATTTCATTCAAGGTGCTGGAACTACTACATCTAAAGCTGGAGCTGATCCAGTTGCCGGATCTGGTGGTGCCGCTGCTACGAATCTTATCTACAAATTCGGTGGAACAGTAGCTAACTTAACAGCTGGAGAAGTTATTATTGGAGTTCGTGTATTCGACCCAATGAGATTCTCAAAGGCTTAACACTTAAATTTGGTTGGGGGTCACGCAATGTGACCCTCAGCTATTTTTTTTAATTTTAAATTACTTATGGATATTATCACGGACATACCTAGAAGTTTCACAGACGGTGAAATCGACGCGGCATTCTTGGCTGAAATCAAGAGTGGTTTTAAATTAGAAAAAGAAACCGAGCACCTACGTGTAGCTCAAGCACAAAAAGAAGCTAAAGACCTTAGGGGTAAGTGCCACCCTACATTAGGTAGACCAGTGGCTACTATTCCGGCTAGGGACTTCTTTAGACTAACTAAAAAGTACGGACACGACCAAGTGCACTCCAAGGAGTTTTTAAAGTACTACAACAAAAAGTTCCCAGAACTTAGCCCTAATCAAATATAATGCAAGATAGAACTTACGCTGACTTAAAGGCACTTATACAAGCACTGTCCGGAGTGGGTTCGTTCACTACCGAGGAGGATGCAAACATCGTTAACTTCGTTAACAGACGTGCGTCCCAAGCTTATCATATGAGCCCATCTTGGCCTAGGTACTTAGTTTCTTCCGAAGGTAGAGACATTAACGCTTATACACTATCCGGGGCAACTGCTAGTACAAGCACTAGTGTAAATCAGAACTATAAGTTCTTAGGAACTAATGATGGTAACGTAGGAACAGTAGGTACAAATGTTTACCAAGGTGTAACAACTACTACAGTAATTATCTACAAGGACTCAAACAATGCTTGGTTAGTGCAGACCGGAGCTTTGGCTGCTATTCAGTCCGACGGTAGATACAGAGTCACAGCTGGTACATCTCAGTTTACAGAAGCGGATACACTTAAAAAAGATGTATTAGAAAATGTTACAACTTGGACACCACGAGCTGGTTCGGATTCATTACTAGTAGAACCAAAGAACCTTATACCATACGCAGAGACCGGTAAAAACACTATAGGAGACTTTACTAGAATCCACAGAAAGCAAGCTTTTTACAATAACTCCGCTTTGGAGTACGACTTCTTTGTAGATGCAACGGGTGCAAATGTTTTAAACATTGTATCCAGCACTGATAGTAAAGTATTCGTAACTTATAAAATACAACTACCACTCTTTACAGCGGATTCAATAGACATCCCCGGAGAGTTCTTTAATTTCTTAGCTCACTCAGCTTATGCGGATTTCCTACGTATGGACGGCCAACACGGAAAAGCTTTGACTGAAGAGGAGGTAGCACAGAGCTACATAGATTCCCAGTTGGAGCAAATAGATATTCGTAACAACAATAACTCAATCAATCAAAAATTTTCAACCTACGTCAACCGCCAAAGTCGTTGACACTTAATGTAAAATAGTCCTATGGCAAACTCATTCGTAACCAACTTATATCCAAAGCCGACTTCCGGAGTAGCGGACCAAACCCTTGCGGTAGCAGATTCTGCCGTGCAGTTCGGAACTGCGTTCAATAGCTTGACTCGATACATTGTACTAGATGTACAACTAGCAGACGTTCGAGTAACCTATGACGGTTCAGATCCTACAACTACAAACGGTCACATCCTTTTTGCTGGACGTTCATACACTTGGAGTAAACAAGCGGCAGTCGCAGCTAAATTTATCCGGGACGGTAGCGTATCAGCAAGTATTCACGCTTCAGAATTTACTGATTAATTATGTCCTCCGAACAACTAGGTGCCGCCCAGAATGTACTCAAGGGCAACCTTGGTGGTGCGTGGGATATTACCAACGGATACCAAGATGCGTACACTGATCTAGGTATAGCTCGTAGATTCGGTGGCTCTTCTGCCGCGTATTCATTGCGAGACATTGGTGCAATGAATGGTAGGGTAGTAAAAGTCCGTAGGGACTTAGCCGGAGAAGAAGCGGATGCAGAAGAAGATTTTTCCGCAAGCCAAGTAGATAGCGGTGCATTAGAAAACTGGGTCAATGGTAAGCTAGAGAATACACTACCGGCAGATGTAGCAACAGCCGCAGCTGCTTATAGTCTTCGTAAAGTAAAGGCATCTTATGCTAGTAATGCAGTTCGTATTCGTAGAAGCTCGGATGATATTGAGGTAGATGTAGCCTTTGATTCAAATGATAAAGTAAGTACTAGCTCTGATATATCTGTAGTGAGTGGAAGCACAAATGCTACTGACCTTAATGGATTTTTAAATGAAAGCACAGAAAACTTTACTGCTACTGCTTATGCAGATTTAGATGCTAGTTACAAAAACTTTTCTAGCACTCCTACTATAAGCGATACTGCATTTAGTGGTGTAAATGGAGGAACTGCATCAAGATTGGCTTATCCACTTCCAAGCATTATTACCGCAAGTGACTTTGATGGATGTAAGGTTAAGGTTACCGGAACAGCAAATACTATAAGTGGTGGAAGCATAACCATTAAGCCACTAACCACAAATGATGGTGGCGGTTCTTACACTCCACCCGAAGGCAACAAAACTTTAGCCGATGGTTTTACTGGAGATTTTGAATATATTTTTACTGGAGATGGAACTAATGCATTTCGTTCAGTCGGTGTTATTGTTGCTGTTAATACAACTATAAATGTATCTAATCTTAAATTTGAAGTTATAGAACACGGAGCTACTGTCCACACTTGGTACGACCAAGCTGGGTCAAACAATGCAGTTCAAGCAACCTCTGCTAACCAACCAAAGATTGCAGAGAATGGAGCATTGCTTGCTGATGCAAATGGTAATGCAACTTTAGATTTTCCTAATACGAGTGGAAATGATACTCATAGATTAGAAACAGATTTTGTAGGAAATAATATAAATTCATTAAGTGCTTACTGTGTATGCAAAGCAGACAACACCAATACATTAGGTGCTGCTTCTTTTTCACAACCATTTACCCAAGGAACTTATGCCTCCGATGAAAGATTCTTTATTGCTATTGAGAAAGACGAAACAAACTGGCACTTAGGTTACGGGACTGGTCTTACAGATTTAGGAACAGCAGTAACTACAAACCAAACTTTATTTTCAATAAATGCTGGTACGAATGTTACTTCAAATATAAATTCAGTTCCGGAATCTACAGCATCTTCACAAGACAATGCTTTGACTAGGAGTTCATCATTTATAGGAGGGCATACTTCTACTGATGCACCTTGGGATGGAACTATATCTGAACTAATTTATTACACATCTGACCAATCAAACAATCGCTTCAAGATTGAGTCCAACATCAATAACTATTACAGTTTGTACAATGATGAATTATTCTTTAATGGAAATGTAACACCTTTTACAACCGCAAGCACTATTACAAAATCGGATGGAAGTACCCAAACAGCTGCAAGCGGAGTAGTCGTAAGCACTGGTTTAAAAAATTCAGTTAAATATACAATCAGTGGTGAAACCACTACTGGCAGCAGATTTACTCAGTTTAGATTAAGTGACTTAGGAGTAAATACTGTTTATCCTATGGCTAACGGTGAGTTTATTTATTTTTCGGCTACTGTAGAATCCGACACCTCGGATGGTTTAGATTTCATTATAGATATAAGAGATGGCTTTACATCCCTTACTAATAACTCTCAGCACGCTGATGCAAGGGGAACTATTAGTGGACGATTAACTAGAAATTCAACAGCGGGGGATAGTGGAGGTGACACTTGTATTATGCTTCAAACCTCTGGGGTAGCTAATGCAACAGTTCATTTGTCTAATATTAAATTATCTCGCATAGAACGAAA